GCCCCCAAAATTTAGATTTTCTAGATCATCATATTTTTTTGATAGAGAAACAAATTCAATCTATAAAGACATATCTTCAATAAAATTCTTAAATGAAGAATGTGGCGAACAGTTATATGAAATTGGGAAATTAAAATTTGATAATTTTGTTGATTTTCTAATATATGTTGAAAATAATCTAAAAATAAATTCAAGGCAAATGTCAACACTTATTAAAATAAAATTTTTCGATGAATTTGGAAATAATAAAAAATTATTAAATATATATGAAGAATTTTTTAAGGGAAAAAATAAATATAGTAATAAATTAAAAGAAAAAACAAAATTGGATAGGATAAAATATTTAAGAGATTTAGAAAATAATACCCCAAATGAATTATTAAGTTTTTCGGAACAAATAGAATTCGAGCAAGAATACCTCGGATATATACAAGCAACATATCCAATAAGTCCAAAATATGCCTATGTAAAAGAATTACAGATTAAATTTGCAGATAACGGAAAAAGAATTTCTCCGAGAGCACAAGTATATGGACTGAAAAGTGGAAAAGAGGCTTCTTTAAAAATAATAAATCCTATCTTTGATAACCATCCATTTAAGAAGGGGGACATATTGTTTTGTGAAATTCTTGAGGCAAAATATCCTAAAAAGCACATGGGAAACAATGTATTTGTAGACGATATGTCTAACGGAAAGACCCAATGGTGGGTTGATAAATATTCGGTGTTTACTCTAGAAGAGTTCAATAAGATATTGGCAGAAAATTATAACAACTAACCCTTGACAGAATTTGATTTGTGTGGTACACTTAGGAGATAGGAGGAAATTATAGAAACAAAAAATAAAAATATAGCTTTGGTATTTCCGAAAAGCACTTTTTTAATTGATCCACTTGTTTATCCACCATTAGGATTATGGTATTTAGCTTCTCAAATTGAAGCGCAAGGACATAAAACAGAATTTTTTGATTTGTCCATAGATGAATTACCCAATAATGGGGATTTTGATCAATTGTGGATATCATCGACAAGCGCTCAGTTACACGATGTTAGAAGAATTTCAGAAATAACAAAAAATTGGAATAAAACAGTTACTGTTTTTGGAGGGACTGCCCCTTGGGTAAATCTAGAAAAATGTAAAAATATTCCATTTGATATTATTGTATCAGGAGAAAGTGATTGCCCAGATACAATAAAGTTAATTCTAGAAAAAGGTTCAATTAAAAATAAAATTCCAGAAATTATCCAACCTAAAATAACATTAGGAGAGTTAAACTGGGTTCTTCCGCCCATTAGAAGATGGGATAATAAATATCGCGCTTGGTTAAAAGATAAAAATGGCAATGAACATAAAACATCAACATTATTTACATCGAGAGGATGTGTAAAAAGTTGTATATTTTGTTCTAGTGGAAGAAACGGAACCATTTGGAATAAATTTATAAGATATGAACCAGTTGAAATAGTAGAGTCTCAAATAAGACAAATTGTTGAAAATGGTCATAATGGATTAATGTATTATGACGATATCCTACCTTTAAATAAACCAAGAACATTAGAAATATTAAAATTACATAAAAAATATAATGTGATTTATAGATGCTTTTTACGCACTGATTTTATTATCAAACAAGGAGGATTTGAGTATTTACAAGAAATGGCAAATGCTGGACTTGTTGAAGTTTTGGCTGGCGTAGAATCTGCTGATAATGCAATAAAGAAAAATATAGAAAAGGGAACAACCATAGAACAAGATACAATGGTGCTAAATTGGTGCAAACAATTGGGCATAAAATTTAAAGCATCCCTAATCCTAGGACTGCCCGGAGAAACCCATTCATCAATGGAAAAAACTAGAAACTGGATACTAGAAAATAGACCAGATAAAGTAGATATAAATACACTTATTCCATTTCCAGGAACACCTCTAACGACAAATCCAGAAAAATATGATGTATATTGGAAAGAAGAAATGCCGGAAGAATGGTTTTTCAAAGGGCCAGAAATGGGAGTTGCTTCAGTTGTAGGAACATCTAATTTAAGTCCAGAAGAAATAAAAGAATTTCACGACAATCTAATAAAAGAAGTAAGAGATTCAGGAATATCATATTAAAAAATGAAGGAGTATATATAATTTATGGAGAAAATTTCAACATTCGGATCAACAGGATTTATTGGAAGCATGTTTTGTTCCATGTTTTCAAATGATGTTGTAAAAATTGATAGAGAAGATTATGTTCCTAAAACAAAAAATATTTTATCATTTATAAGTACTACTGATAATTATAATATTTTTACAGAACCATTGAAAGATATTGAAACCAACCTAATAATCTTAGTAAAAATATTGCAAAATTGTAAAGAAGGAGATACTTTCAATTTAATCAGTTCTTGGTCTGCTTATGGGAAGATACGTTTGCCAGCGCAAGAGGACGATTATTGCGATCCGACGGGATTTTATCCCATTACTAAGAGAACGGGAGAACAATTATTAATAAGCTATTGTAAAACCTTTAATATAAATTATAGAATATTTAGGCTTTGCAATGTTATTGGGGAAACCGATATGGGGGTTGGAAAAAAGAAAAATGCCCTTCAATATTTGATTGGTGAAATTAAAGAAGGAAAAGATATAAATTTATATCGAGGAGGACAATTTCTTAGAGACTATATGCATGTTGAAGATATTTCTGAAGCTATCCATCTATGCATAGAAAGATCTCCATTAAATGATATATATAATATTGGAAGTGGAAATCCATATGTATTTTTAGATTTATTAATGTATTGCAAGGATAAATTACATTCCAATAGTCAATTTATAACAGTAGAACCATCTCCCTTTCATACGCTAGTTCAGGCTAAAGATATGTATCTCAATGTAGATAAATTGGCTTCACTAAATTTTAAACAAAAATATAATATATGGGAAGCATTAGATAGGATTATGAAATGCCTAAAATAAGTATTGCTGTACCAATGTACGAATTTGGAGATAGAGGAAGAGAAGTTTTGGAATATTCATTTAAAATATTTGAAACTCAAACATTTAAAGACTTTGATGTAGTTATTTCAGATCATTCTGTTAATGATGAGGTAGAAAATTTATGCAAAGAGTGGTCAAATAGATTAGATATTAAATATTTTAGAAATGAGAATGATAGAGGTTGTGCGGCGGCAAATTTTGACAACATGCTTCAGAAAAGCACTGGAGATTGGATAAAGATTCTTCTAGGCGATGATCATCTTAGATCAGATGATTCTTTACAAATTATTAACGATAATTTAGATGATAATATTTTCTGGTTAGCCACGGCATATGTGCATACAGAGGATCGCGCGGATTGTTTTAAATACCATATGCCTATGATGCATCCTCAAATATACGTGGTTAATACAATTGGGACAGCTAGTTGTTTGACAATTAAAAACATAAAAGATTTTCCTCTTTTTGATAGAAATCTTGATTACTGTTACGATTGTGATTTTTATTATAGATTTCAAAAATTATATGGCGATCCTAAAACTATATCAGATGTAACTATGGTTAATTATCTTTGGGGAAATTCAGTAACATCGAAAACAACTCCAGAAATGATTCAAAAAGAAGAAGAGTATATATTAAGAAAATACGGGTTCATAAATGATTTAGAAACTTTGGCTCACAAGTATGGAACGGATAAGATGTTGCCAACAAAAGAAATGGGATATCATGGATATACTCCTTTTTATAATAGTTTATTCAAGGATAAAAGGGAAACCTATGAAAATATTTTAGAAATTGGAGTATGTGAGGGCGGATCTCATAGGATGTGGCATGACTATTTTTCTAAGGCAACAGTTTATGGAATAGATATTACATTAGATTGTTGCAAAGAAGAATATATCAACAGCGAGAGAATAAAATTATTTGTTGGCAAACAAGAAGATAAAGAATTTTTAGACAATACCTTTAAAGATATTACCTTTGACCTTATTGTAGATGATGGTTCACATTTTGGAAAACATCAACAATTATCTTTTCTCTATTTATGGTCTAAATTAAAAAGTGGCGGATATTATATTATTGAAGATCTGGCAGCCATATCTTATCCAGAATATAGAGAATTAGAAGATATTAATTCTTCAGGATTATATTGGTTACAAAATTTACAGCAAGGCAATATTATTGATTATTATATTAGTATTGATGATACTAAAAATATATTAAAAGATGTTGAAAGTATAGAGTTCAATGGAGAATTGGGAGTAATAAAAAAGAAATGAAATTATATTTACCAGATGTAACGCTCGTTTCTTATGCGTCCGGATCCATATATGTAGATAGAACTATTTCTGCTCTTTGCAAAAGTTATGAAAATATTGATTTTGGGGCAATAAAATTATTATCAGATATCAAACCAGATAATTTGCCAAAAGAAATTGAATGGGAATATGCACCAAAAATAAATCATATTAATGATTATAATTTATATATATTCAAATATTTAGGGACTCATATTGATACATCTCACTGCCTTCTTATTCAGCATGACTCATGGGTGTTAAATGCTAGTCTATGGGATGATAGTTGGCTCCAATGGGATTATTGTGGTGCACCTTGGAGGGTGTTAGATAACGCATATATTTCATGGGGGTCTAAAGAGCATATTAAAGTTGGAAATGGTGGGTTTTCACTTAGGTCTAAAACCCTATTAGATATCCCCTTAATTCATGATTTGCCATTGCTACAAGAACAATCATTTTTCAACGAAGACGGTCAAATTTGTTGCTATTATTATGAGTTTATGAAGGCATTAGGAATTAAATATGCACCAGTAGAAGTCGCAGCAAAATTTTCATATGAAAGTCCGGTTGTAGAAAATAATTTTGGTAAGATAAAAACCTTTGGATTTCATAAGAATCTTTCTCCCTGGATAGAAAATTAGCGGAAAAATAAAAGATTTAAATTGTAGTGGCTAGATATAATAAAGATATTAAATGAGTATTAGAATAATTTACCAAAAAGTTGGGAAATAAAAGGAGAAAACTAATTTGAAAACAATTGATGAATTTTATAATTACGCATGTAATGATCCATCAGATATTAATGAACATATTCCAACATTAAAAAGATATTCAGAGGAATGTGAGAGTATTATTGAACTTGGCGTAAAAGCGATTGTAAGTACCTGGGGTTTGCTGGCTGGTAGACCTAAAAAGATGACATCTGTTGATATCTATCATCCATCTTATTATGGGGGAAACTTAGATGAGGTTTATGTAGCATGTAAATTAGAAAATATTGATTTTACTTTTTTACAAAGAAATGACTTAGAAATAGACTTAGAGCCATCAGATTTATTATTTATTGATACCGCACATGCATTTTTTCAGTTATTTGGCGAATTATATAAGCATGGTGTTAAGACTAAAAAATATATCATCATGCACGACAGTGATACTTATAGACATGAACTTTGGCCTGCAATTAACAATTTTTTAAATACCAATAAGGAGTGGAAAATACTTGAAGAGTTCACAAATAATAATGGATTAACAATACTTGGAAGAGTCAACAATGAATGAATTAGATATATTGGCAAGAAAATATGATACAGATAAAAGAACTAATGATATTGGGAAAAATATTTATCACGGATATACGGATATATATAATAAATATTTATTCAATTATAAAAATCAATATGAAAATATCCTAGAAATAGGCGTGAAAAATGGCGCTTCACACAAAATGTGGTATGATTATTTCCCCAATGCTATGATATATGGAATTGATAATTTTTCTGACCCATATTGTAATGTTACAAAAGAAGATATAGAGAATGATAGAATTAAAATATTAGTCTCGGATCAAACAGATGAAAATGAAATTAATAAGTTTTTTAAAGATATTGAATTAGATATGATTATAGATGATGGATCTCATTGCTCTTGGCATCAACAGAAATCATTTAAATTCTTATTTCCAAGATTAAAATCTAGGGGTTATTATTTCATAGAAGATTTGGCGGTATGTTATGAAAGAAGATTCAGAGAATTTGACGATGAAAGGTCTTCCACTCTAAGATGGTTAGAACTTATGCAAACGGGCAATCCATTTTCTCACTATATTAATGAAGAAGAAATGGATACTATGTTAGATAATATTTCCACTATAGAAATTATAGGTGAATTAGGAATAATTAAAAAAATATGAAGTCTATAAAAAAGATAATAGTTACTCCCGCAGGAAGAAAGAAATTTTTATCAATTTTATCTAAATATTTAATTTATTATCATAATTTAAACGAGTTTGATGAGTGGCATTTATGGTGCAACACTGATAAAGAAGAAGATATTAATTATATTTATGAACTGGGAAAAGAAAATAATTTTATTAAAGTAATACCATTTCCAGATAAGGAAACTATTTTAAAAACTTGTTATAAAGATGGTTATAATAGCGGAAAATTAATCTTTGCTGCGACCATACCATATTTTATTAAAATGGACACAACAGATAAAGATGCCGTCTATCTTCGTTTAGATGATGATATAGTATTTATCAAAAAAGATTCGATAAAAAATATATTTGAATATAGGTTAAATAATAAAGATAATTTTTTGGTTTATGGTAATATTGTTAATAATAGTATCATCACAAATATCCATCAGCAAATTGGTGCCTTATCCAAAAATTTAGGAGAAGTTTCTTTTAACGCTTTCGATCAGTTAGGATTATATGATGGACAATTTGCCATCAGTGTTCATCATAATTTTTTCGATAAATATAGAAATAATTTACTCGATAACTACAATTTTGATCCATATGTATTAAATGATTATAGCACTATATCTATACAAGTTATTTCTTGGCTTGGCAAAGATTATCTTGAGGGTTTCAATGGCGATGTTCCAAAAGATATTCACGAAGAAGCATATCAATCCTCTATCATTCCAGAAAAATTGGGAAAAACGAATGCAGTTTTTGGAAATAGCTTATTCTGTCATTATGCAGCAGAAGTACAACGAGACAGCATAGATACGACAGATATATTGAATAATTATAATATAATAGCCGACGAATATTTGAAGGATTATTAAAAAGGTGAAAAAACATAAATTAATTATAGCAAGATATAATGAAAATTTAGACTGGATATCAAATTTAGATTCTAATAAATTCGATTTTGAAATTTATAACAAAGGCGATAATAATATAAAATTTCCTCACACTAAAGTAAATAATATAGGGAGAGAATCTCAGACATTTATTAAATATATCGTAGATAATTATAATAATTTATATGATTTCACAGCCTTTCTTCAAGGCAACCCATTTGATCATTGCAAATTAGAAACATTTAATAAATTAATATTTAAAAAAGAATTTACTCCCTTAGAGGATTATTCCGATTATCCAGAATATTATGCCCATAAAAAAGATGTCGATGGAGGATATATGGAAATAAATAATAACTGGTACATTCCTCACCTTATAAGTGTATATGGGCAATATTCCAACAAGTATTTTACATCATTTAACGAGTTTTTATCTATAATGTTTGAAAATCCTCAGTATTCTAATTGGATTCGATTCTCTCCGGGAGGACAATATCTTGTTCCAAAAGAAAATATCTTATTTTACAGTAAAAGTTTTTATGAAAAATTACTCATGTTTGTGAATTATAGTGAATGTCCAGTGGAAGCTTTTACTATTGAGAGGGCTTCTTATTATATCTTTTCTAATAAGTGGAAAGAAAAATAAATGATAACATCAAATTTTTCAGGCAATATGGGAAATTCCGTAATACAGTATCTCATAACTAGAATAGTTGCCGATAAAAATAATTATGAATTTGGATTTAATCCTCGTTTCAATTATGATTATCATAATGGCTATAATCAATTAGATTTTTTAGATTTAAATTATGGAAAAATACATAATGCATCTTTTCACGAAATTCCTGATGGGATTGAAAATGTCTGGGAGGAAAAATTCATTCATTTTCAATATGATAATGGAGATAATATAAATTATTTTTATTATCAAGACGATATATGGAATATTCCAGATAAAACTAAATTAGTAATTCAATGTTGCCAAGACGCAAGATATTTCCAAGATTATAAAAGTAAAATAAAAGAATGGCTATCGATAAAAGAAGAATGTTTAAAAGAATATAACAAAATTTTAGATGCAAATAATATATCTTTAGACGAAAACACTTGTGTAATAAATGTTCGTGGAGGAGCAGAATATAAAAGTATTCCATCACTTTTACTTAGAACGAAATATTGGGAAGATTCAATAAATATAATGTTGCAAAAAAATCCCAATATGAAATTTTTATGTGTGACAGATGATATTCATTATGGATATCAATTATTTGGAAATAAAATTCCAATTGCTCATATTAGTATTGGAGGCGATTATTTTATATTGAATAATGCTAAAAATTTGATTATTAGTAATAGTTCATTTGCTTTTATTCCTATCTGGACTAATGAATGCAATCCATTTGTTATAGCTCCTAAATATTGGGCACGCCATAATGTTAGTATTGGATATTGGGCAAGTAGCGATGTTTTTACTTTTGGATGGAATTTTTTGGATCGTGATGGTGAGTTATTCGGTGGTGAAGACATTTTAAAAGAAAACCAAATTTCATGAAAATAATTACAATAGAACATAAAAATACAAAGTATATAGATATGCAATATAAAACAATTAAAAAACATGTAAAAAATAATGCTGATTATATTGTGTATAATAATGCTCTTGCGGGGTCAAAAGAATATAATAGCATAAATGAAATTTGTAATTATTTGGATATAAAAGTTGTAAATTTCTCCCCTAATGGAGGAAATTGCTCAGACCCTAGTTTAGCACATTGCTACGCCTTATTAAAAATCTGGGAAGATTTTAAAGATTCAAATGAGAAAATATTAATTATAAACTCTGACATGTTCTTTTTTAAAGATATTGATTTAGAAAAATCTTTTGGAAATAGTCAAATAGGTATTGTTCCTTGGTACAGTGCTAATCCTGCTTATCATAAAGATGTCGCTGCGTGGGGAGGAATAATATACATAGATACAAAAAATATTCCCAATAAGAATTCTTTTGATTTGTCTTTGGGAGTTGATATAAATGGAGAAAGAGTTGATACAGGAGGAAAAACTAGAGATTATTTCAAGTCTAATAAGGTAAATACAAAATATCTAGAACTTTGGATAGTAAATAGTTATGATAATGACTTAATTGACGTTAGTTTAAATGGGAATCAGAGATTTTTAATTGAAACTTTAGATGATAAAAAAGTAATTACAGCAGATGGAACAATATATTATACTAATAAAACGTTTGAATATGAATTAGAAAGAGAAGATTATAATGATTATTCAATACACAATTATGAATATGTGTTGAACAATATTAAACAATATAATTTTCCAACAGATTTATGTGCAATACAATTTATAAAATTTCATAATGATAATATAGAAGATTCTTTTATTATACATCAGCAAGGTGGAAGTAATTATATTAATAAATCTGAGGAATATATGAATCAAAGATGGGAAGCCATAACAAATTTTTTAAAGGATAGGGAATAGATATGTCAGATAGTTTTAATGTATTTTTGAGATATTCGGATGCTGGACACGAATTGGGGAGAACAGATTTAAGGGGTACATTTTTAGAAGGAATTACAAAAGAAAAAATTCTAAAAAACTTCTTTTCAGTTTTTAATGCAAAAGATGTTACAGTAATAGCGGATAATGCTAAACCAGAGAATATTGAACATTTTAAAAATTTAGGAGTAAAAGATATTCATGTTACAAATTTGGGAAATTTAAAAGGATGGAGATATTTATTTACATATATTACACAAGAATCTGGATTAGATGATAATGATATAATTTCTATTCAAGAAGATGATTATCTAAATCTTCCTGAACAAGAAAAATATTTAAGAGATGGATTGAATATAAGTCATTATTCTTCGACCTATGATCACCTTGATAAATACATCAATACTAGTGATGGAGGAAATAATCCGCTAATATCTGGTGGAGGAGAGATTACTCGTGTTGTACTTGGAAAATACTGTCACCATAAGCACACGAATAGCTTAACAGGCACATTCTCTGCCAAATTAAAAACATTAAAAGAAGATTATGATTTGTTTATGAAATATTCTCAGGAAAATTTCCCCCATCCTTTAGATTTCTTAATGTTCAGAGAACTGGTTACTCAAAGAGGAAGAATTTTAGCAACGTGTCTGCCAGGTCGTAGCTCTCATGTAGGGCTTGAAATGAGTCCTTATGTAAAATGGGAAGACTTAGTAAATAGTTTATAAAAAGGAAAATAAATAATGAAAATATATGATGTATTAACCTTTTTCCAAGAATTAGATATTTTGGAATTAAGAATGAATATTCTTGATCCATATGTAGATTTTTTCGTTATCAACGAAAGTCCATTTTCATTTACTGGAAATCCAAAACCATTATTTTTTAATGAAAATAAGGAAAGGTTCAAAAAATTTGATCACAAAATAATTCATAATGTATTCACTGAAAACAAACCAGAATGGAATCAATGGGAAAGGGGTTTGGCTCAAAAGGGTGGGGCATTAGGGAATTTATCTAAACATTTAGAAGATGAAGATATTATAATATATTCAGATGCGGATGAAATTCCTAATTTTGAAGCATTTAATTTAAATGAAGTATATAATCCAGACCATTTATTTGTATGTATGCAAGATTTATATTATTTCTATCTAAACACATTACAAACAGATAATGGGAAGTCAAATTTTTGGAGAGGGAGCAGGTTTTCTAGTTGGAAATTATTAAAAAGAAATTCAATAGATGAATTCAGAAGTTGGGAATCTTCTTTTCATAAATTTTGTTCTTCTCAAGTAAAGTATATCAATAATGCGGGTTGGCATTTTTCATATGTGGGCGGAGTAGATTCTATTAAATACAAATTAAATAGTTATGAACACGCTGAGTTAAATACACCAGAAGTTGTGAACAATCTTGAAAACAATATGAAAAATCTACGAGATCCATTCTTTAGAAATAATTTTCAAATAAGACCAGTTCCAATTTCTTATGAAACTCATCCGAAATATTTGGTTGATAATTTAGATAAATATGATAATTTAATATGGAAAGGATAAGATATGGGAAAAGATATATCTGTTGAAATTTTAAGATATTTGGACTATAACGATGGGTTCTATATTGAAGCGGGGAGCAATGACGGAATCGTACAATCAAACACACTGACATTAGAAAAAGAAATGGACTGGCATGGAATATTGATAGAACCATCGCCGAATGCATACAATGAATGTTTGAAAAACAGAGGTAATAAAAATAATATCATTATTCACGGAGCATTGGTATCTGACACATATAAGGGAAATACCATAATGGGTGATTTCTATGGACACCCAATGAATAGTGTCGGAGGGAAAAGATTGAGTCAACAACAATATGCAAATATAGAAGTTCCCGCTTATACCATTACTCAAATTTTAAATTATTTCAATATAGACAAAGTAGACTTCTTTAGTCTGGATACCGAGGGTTACGAGTTAGAAATTTTGCGCGGGCTAGATTTTGAAACATGGTCTCCTATATACTTTTTAATTGAGTGGAATGAAGGTGAAGATGAATTATTCCCATTTATGGAATCTAAAGGATACGATTGTATAAAAAATTTATCTGATTTCAACATAATAGACAATCCTACTTGGCCAAAAAATCATCAAGACTGGCTCTTCAAATTAAGAAAATAATATGACTAAATTTCAAGAATTATTTCCTCTAATATTTTTAATCAATCTTGATAAACGTCCAGATAGATTAGAAAAAAGTTTACAAGAGTTATCTAAAATTAAATTAACTGAAATTATTAGAATGCCTGGACAAATATATGACAAAACTCCATATCCATTTATTAATGGATCAATAGGTTGCATGTTGTCTCATCGATTATGTTTAGAAGAAGCTCTAAGACAAAAGAAGAATGTATTTATTTTCGAAGATGATATTCAATTTATTGGACATAATAATTTAGATGAAATTATTGAAGAAACCTGCGAAGAATTAGATAAAATTAAATTCGATGCATTCTATTTGGGAGCGAACTTACTTAGACCGGCATATCAAATAAGTAAGAGATTGGCAAAATTGACTAGTGCCAAATCTACCGTGGCATATGGAATTGGTTACAATTTTATTGAAAAATTATTATCATATTTTCCTGTAAATGAATTCAAAGAACCTATAGATGTCACCTATGATGAAAAAATAGTTCCAAATAATAATTGTTATATTTCAATTCCAATGTGTATTGTTCAAAGAAATGATTATTCTGATATTGAAGGGCAGAATGTTAAATATACAGAATATCTAGAAAATAGATATTGGAGTAATTTGGTGAGGAAAAATTTTAATGAATAATTTAATTACAATTATCTTTTCATATGATAGAGTAATGCAACTTGATTTTTGTTTAAATACATTAAAACAACATTCTAATAATGAAAATTTGAATATTAATGTATTATATAATTGTTCTAATTATAGTCACAATGAAGCATATAAATTATTAATAAGAGAACATCCAAATGTAAAATTTCATAAAGAAAAAAATTTTAAACAAGATTTAATTAAATTAGTTGAGGGATATGATTATATTTTTTTCGTTACTGATGATAATATTTGCACTAATGATTTCAGTGCTAATGAAATAATGGGATTGCTTGGGGCGGAGCCCAAGGCAATTGGGTTTAGTTTGCGCTTAGGAGTTAATACTCGAAAATGTTATTCTTTGAATTGTGATCAAGAAATCCCTCCATGTGTCAAATTAAAAGATAATGTTCTAATGTTTGGTTGGATAAATGGACAAGCAGACTTCGGTTATCCACTAGAGGTTAGTTCAAGCATTTTTTCATCCAAAAATATAATGCGTATTCTTTATGGGACGCAATACGAGAATCCAAACGATTTGGAGTGGAATATGTATCAATGCTTGCCGATGTTTACGGCAACCAAGCCGCTACTAATGTGTTATGAAACAAGCGTATCGTTTTGTAATCCTATTAACAAAGTAAAAAATACGAATACCAATCGAAGTGGTAACTATTCGAAATATTCGATAAGTTCCCTCTTGACAGATTGGGGAAACTGTGGTAGAATTGAGTATTCGATGTTTGATGGATTTGTTTCAAATGCGGCGCACCAAGAGGTTGATATCAAAATTAAATATAGGAGAGACAATGAATGAAACTAGTTTAATTTTAATTGTAAAAAATGATGAAAATACTCTTGAAGAATTAATGAATAAAATTGTAATCAGAAATTATGGTCAATATATTTTTGTTTTGAATAAAACAATAGATAATAGTGAACACATCATTGATAAATATTTGACTAGAATTAATTCTAAAGATACAGTATTTGTATTATGTGATGATGATAATTTAGATCATGTTATTGAATCAGGAATATATCATTCAAAATATGAAGAATGTCATATTATGTTTGGAGATAATATTGATGGAGTGGTGGATAAGGTGATGAGGAAAAATGATTTATGATGAATTAACAGAAAAAGATATAGAAAGATTTTGGAGCAAGGTTGATAAGAAGTTAGACGAGGAGTGTTGGGAATGGCTAGGGAAAATAGGAAAAAATGGGGCGGGAACCATACGTATTAAGGGGAAAAATTATGTTCCATATAGAATTTCACATTTATTAAAAACTAGACTAGACGATCCAAATAAAGATGTTTTTCACTTGTGCAATAATATATCGTGTGTAAATCCATTGCACTTATATATTAAGGAACATAATGAATCAATATTTGAAGATAAATATATTATAGAATCTTTTTGGTCAAAAGTAGACATGAGAGAAAAAAATGACTGTTGGAATTGGACAGCATATTCAGATAAATATGGATGTTCTTTTTATAACGGTAAGGGCATGATGGGAGCTTGTAGATTTTTATATATTTTAAAGCATGGTGAAATTCCTAAAAATTCTAGAGTAAAACATCATTGTAAAAATTTTAGATGTTGTAATCCAGACCATTTATATTTGGATATTTATGATGGGACAATATTTGATAATACATTTACAAATAGATTTTGGAGAAAAGTAGATATAAAAGGAGAGGATTCTTGTTGGAATTGGTTAGCAGGTGCAGATAAAGATGGGTATGGATTTGTTACATTTCATGGTATAACTTATAAATCAACTCATATAGCGTATATGATAACTTATGGAGAATTCGAAAATGGTTTATTTGTTTGTCATAAATGCGATAATCCATCTTGTGTCAATCCCAAGCATTTATTTTTAGGAACAGGAAACGACAATGTTAAAGACAGACACTCAAAAAAGAGAGATGCTATAGGAAGTCAAGTTGGCACATCAAAACTTAATGAGGAACAAGTTTCAGAAATAATGAGATTATATTTTAACAAAGAAATGATGGTCAAAGATATAGCTGAAAAATTTGGAATTAATAGAAGCACAATTACCAAAATAGCCAAAGGGACTGGTTGGCAACATGTTGAAAAGAATAGATCTATTTTTGATAGGGGAAGAAAATTAACTAAAGAATCCGCAAATCAAATAAGAGATATGTTTGCCAATGGAGTAATTCAAAAAGAAATTGCTTTATTATTTAATATTGATCAGTCCACGGTGTCTAATATTATTAGCGGAAGAAGATGGCCTAAAAGTGAATAAAAGAAAACATACAAAACATATAAATTTGGCGGATCCATTAGTCAGTATTTTGGTTCCAATTTACAATAGATTTAATTTTTTAGTATTAACATTACAATCCCTAAAAAATCAATCCTATAGAAACATACAAGTTTTGTGTATCAATGATGGGGGTGAAAGTGCCGAAAATTATATCAAAGAATTGAATGACCCAAGGTTTGAATATTATGAATATTCAGCCAATAAAGGACTTTCTTTTGCTCGCAACACAGCGTTAAAACATGCTGATGGAACATTCCTGTCACTACTAGATAGTGATGACATATACATGAAATATTCAATAGAATTTCGCATGTATATGATCAAAAAACTTGGCGCAGAAATAGTTTTTACCAGGTCTCTTCAAAACATTATGGATAAAATAACATTACCCGATGGTCGAGAAACATATCAAACAATACATTCTCAGCTTTATTGGAACTCCCCATTTCGGCGAGATTTAATTTTAGTCCAAAATGTGGCTCCATGCTGCAACGTTACGTTTTCGAGGAAATCTTGGGAAAAAGCAAATTATTGGTTTCAAGAAGATATGAGTTCTTCGGAAGATCATGATTTTTGGTGTGCATTAAGTAGAAAGACAGATTTTATTCCATTGGATTTATTAGACACGGAATGTTCGCTTAGGCAAGACGGTACAAATATGACGGGTACAATAAATTTTGTTCCAAATTGGATAAAAATATTTAAGCGATGGCGAGAAACAGCAGAAGACTTAAATTGGGTAACAAATACGCAAAACGATATTTTACGCAAAGTTGGCATTGATCCCGCCGATTATGGTCTCTAAATCATCATACCATATCGATTATTCCTAGATAATCATAAACATAATACCACATAAAATCAACATTTATTGGGTTTTTAAAATAAAGGAGAAAATAATGAATTAAAGTGAAAATAACAAACTGGAATATATTAGATCACATCAAAACAAATAAAGATATTTTACTATACCTAGAAAATGCATTAGAAGAAAATAATGATGAATTAATTTTAACAGTCCTCGAGGATATTACAAATATTATAAAAAATAGAAAAATAGTTAAAAAGAATTTTACACCACCAAAATCATTTCCGCTCGATGATTCTTGGTAAGAATACTAAAAATAAATAAAAGGAAAAATAAAGGAGATAAATAGGAGAATATGAAAGAAAACGAATGGATATTAGATTACAATTATAGAGGAAAGAAAGTAAAAAACTATTTTTTATTGGGATTTCGTCCAATTCAAATTAGATGGATTGTTAGAAACGGAGAAAAGATATTACAGCAAAAATTAGAAGTTGGTGTAGAAATAGAAAATGAAGAAAAATATCAAACAGATTATTTGTGGTATGATGTACAAATAGAAAAGGAATAAAAACCAATTATTCCAATAAAATATAAGATTTATTGGGTTAATAATAAATAAAATAAAGGAGAAATAAAAATGAGTGATTATGGCTATACAATTGATGAGTTAGTTGAGAAATTATTGAAGTTCAAAAATTTTGTAGGTAATGTGGAGGCTATGATTCTCCAAGTAGGAGACGAGGACGAAAACGGCAATGCTCTAGAATGGGATGCTCACATAAGTTCTGTAGATTTAGAATTAAATAAAGAAGGAAACGCCATTGTAAGGATTTATTAAGTGGAGAGAAGTCCAATAAAACCGAGATTTTATAAGGTCAATAATATATGCCATTAATGTGTATTGAGTGTTATGAACCAAAATATATTAAATATCGCTCAGGAGTTTATTGCAAAAAATGTGGAGGATATTTAGTAGAAATTGACGAGAATTTTTTACAAACAATAATTTTATTGAATAAAAAAGGATATATGACATCAAGTTGCTGTGGAGGACACATAAGAGATAAATCTATTGATGAAATATATTCTTATATTCAATTCGAAGGTCATATAACTTTACCACATTTGCCAGAAAATTATACAAAAAGTGATTATAATAAAGAATATTATAACAGATGGCAAATTAGTACGAAAATTAAATCTGATAACTTAGTCAGTCTACAAAAATTATTATTACAAAATGCTATAAAAATATTAGATTGGACGGAGTCGTTGCCGATATTAGAAGAAAAAGATATGAATTTAGAAAAAATTATTTCTGTTATAGAAAATTGGAAAGGAGAAAACTTAAATAAGTGAAAGAAAATGAAAAATATTGGTTAAATTTATATAATGAAGGAAAAATTAAAATTGATTTTGAAACTGGGGATGTTTGGTCATTTTTGACAGATCCGGATGGACATTTACTAGACGCAAAACATAATTCTGGGTATTTAATGGGAACCGCTGGCCCATCAAGAAAAGAAAGATATAGTATTTTGTTACATAGGTTGATATGGATTGTCGCCAACGGGGATATTCCAGATAAAATTGAGATTAATCATAAAAATGGCATTAAGTGGGATAATAGATTAATAAATTTAGAACTTACTACAAAATCTGGTAACGCATTGCATTCTAGAAGAATTCTTGGAAACAAAGGGGGATTAGTAAGGGGAGAAGAGAGTGGAAACGCAAAATTAAAAGAATGGCAAGTCTTAGAAATAAGAGAAAGATATGTGAAAAGAAAAGTTGGTTTAAAATTTCTTGCCGAAGAATATAATATAAGTATGTCTACAATTTCAGATATAATAAAGCGAAGACATTGGAAGGAGATATAAAATTTGAAATTAGTTATGGTATACGCCGATGAGGCGCACGAATTAAATTGTTCAACTCATGAGATAATAAACCCAGCCAATGCTATAAATAAAACTGGAGTCCATTCTGCAACATGTATACATCTGAGAGACTTTATTAGCAATACTCCAGAAATACAAAAAATATGCATGGAATCTGATGCCATTATTTTTGAAAGAAATTTTTTTGATAATGCCTTTTTAACTTTAGCTCAATATTTTGTTCGTGGAAAAAATTTAATAGGATGTTGGGACGACGGTTACGATATCATGCACCGAAAGAACCCGGCATATTTATTTTGGGCATTTGGCCAAGTAAATGGACAAGATGAAAATGGAAATATTCAAACCGGATATATGAATGTGAAACCTCTAACACAAATGCGAGTAGCATTAAGAATGTTAAAAGGGGCACAAGTTGTATCAGATAAATTGGTTGAAAATTGGTCGCCCTATGTTGATTGTTATAAGATTCATAATCATATTGTTTTAGAAAATTATACAAAAGATATAAAACCGTTATTACCCCATGATGGAATTTGGATAGGATGGTCTGGTTCTTTATCCCATCGGGATTCTTTTGAATCTTCCGGTATTTTACAAGCCTACAGAAAGATACTTAATAAATATCCAAATGTAAAAATATTAGTGACAGGAGATCCAAAAAACTTCGAAGAATTGAATGTTCCTGCCAATAAAAAAGTATTTCAATCTTATGTTCCTGCGGATCAATATACTGCATTGGTAAAAAGTTTTGATATTTATACTATCCCTCTTTATGGAGAATATGATCTTTGTCGTAGTCAAATTAAACCCTTGGAATGCATGGCATTAAAGGTGCCATTTATTGCCACAGACTTCCCAAATTATTCCCATTTAAAAGAATATGGCAATTTTACTGAAAATGGTTGGCAAAACTGGTTTAATGCAATGTCAGATGCTATTGAGAACCTAGATAAATATCGTGAAAAAGCAATAGAAGTAGCATATCCATTTGCTTTAACTCAAGATATTGATTTACATGTTCAAGAAAGAATAGATTTATATCAACATTTAATAGATAAACCATATCGATATTAAATGTAAAAAAGGAAATCAAAATAAATGATTGAATGGATTGAAGAGGAAGGTTACAGTAAAATTATAACAAAAAGAATGACAGATAGTGGATTTGAACCAGTTGTATTGGTGAAATTAAAAAATGAATCGATAACAACCGGATGTTACACGAATCGGTGTGGATGGATTATCAAGAAAGATGTAGACAATAATATCTTTTCGCTACCCACAGATAATAACACTGTTATAAAATGGTGTCTAATACCTTAAAATATTAAAAAAAGGATAATAATGAATATAATAAATCGTATAATATTATTAGAAATTAGAATAAGACAAATATTAGCAATCAATAAATTAAAGAAAAATAATATTATTAATCAAGAAACTGTATATTATCAGAATGAAGATACTGAAGAGAAAGTTTATTTAGATAAAGATTTGAAGCCACATTTTATTTATACTAATAAAAAAATATTATTTAAAAACGATTTATCTGTTCCTCTACTAATGGGGTTATTACAGAAAAAAGAATTAAGTGAAGAAGATATAAGATTGATAAGAGAGCAATTAACAAACATAACTAAAAATGATATTGTTATTGTGCCATTGGCTAAAAAGATTCAATTATGGATATATTCATTTTTAACAATAAATACTCCATTTATTTTAATTATTGAAATATTTAATTTGAATAGATTAATATATATTCTTCCTTTATTTATTACAATATGCATTATATTGGGAAGTTTATTGAATATCAATATAAAAATAGAAAGAGCTAAAAAATAATGGAAAAAGAAGTTATTGTGGCTGTGGATGTAGATGATGTTGTGGCTGATTTAACTGGAGCGTGGCTAAAAAAATATAGAAAACAATATTCTGATAATCTTCAAAAAGAGGCTATATCAGATTGGAACGTATCTAAATTTGTCGTTCCAGAATGTGGAGAAAAAGTTTTTGAATATTTCGAAAGCAAAACCTTATATAATTCTATAAAACCAGTGAAGGACTCTTTAGAAGGTGTCAACTTATTAAAAACCATAAGTCGAGTTATTTTTGTAACATGTCCTACTATTGGAACTGCCGGAAGAAAATATCTGTGGCTAAAAGAACATGGGTATATAGATGATTTAACAGATTATATTGAGGCAAAAGATAAATCATTAGTTAAATATACTTATATAATTGATGATAAGTATGATAATGTTAAACATAATAATTTAAACCTACTTTTTAACCAACCGTGGAACAGAAAATATTCATATCCTAATAGAGTAAATTCTTGGAAAGAGATTATTGCTTTGAAGGGAGGATTATAATTTATGATTTGTATTTTGGGTTGTGCAGGAGCAGGTAAAAGCACCTTAGAAAAAGAACTTGTTAATTATGGTTATAAAAATATTATAAGTCACACATCTCGTCCTATCAGGCAAAACGAAAAAAATCATATAGATTATCATTTTATTTCTGATGAAGAATTTGAAAACAAATTAAATGATGGATTTTTTGCAGAACATACAAAATATAATGGGTGGTTTTATGGCATAGCCAATGAGAATTGCAATAAAAACTCACTCGTAGTTGTTGAACCATATGGATTTCGTCAGTTGAAATCTAAAAAAGAATTAAATGTGATGTCAATATTTATTGATGTTCCAGAAAGAGTTAGATTAAAAAGAATGGTAGACAGGGGAGATAATTTAATGGAGATATTTAGAAGAATATTTTCAGATCAAGGAGTTTTTCAAGGAATTGAAGATGAGGTTGATTATGTAATTAATAATAATCAACCCTTGGGGACAACAATAAACGAAGTATTAACAAAATTGCAAAATTACAAAATCATAGGAGGATAACATTGTTAAAAATAATAGGAAAAGAAGGATGCAGTCGATGTAAAACAGTTGTATCAATATTAGAAAATAAAAATTTAGAATTCGAATATATAGATATAAAAAGTCTAGAGCCCCCAAAAAGAGCACAATATTTAAGAGAAGCCGATACAAAAGGAGAAAGATCTCTTCCTATCTTAGTAAAAAACGATAAAGTTGTGTTATTATCTGAGATAGGTGAATAAATATGTACATTAAAACAAGTTATCCACAAGAATTTGATGATATTTATATGTATTTGAAATCAAAATATTCAGAAGAAATTTTTAATATAGATGGTATCGGAGAACAAATGGATATGTCAAAATTTTCAAAAAATTTCTTCTCCAAAAATTCTTCTTCAACAACAACTGATGTATCCGTGGATCCCAATGCTAATGTCGATGATATGAGTGTTATAACATACACCATAGAATTGCCCAAACCTTTGTTCAAATTAAATAGTTATTATATTTTATGGAAAGAATTAAAAAGGTTATATAATCATCAATTAGCAAATGAAATCATAGAAAAGCAACTAAATGGAGACATATATATTCACGATGTTCACGGGATAGGAGCGGGAAAGGTATATTGTTTTAATTATTCCACATATGATATTATGATAAATGGATTGCCTATGATAAAAAAGGTAAAGTCCATTCCGCCCAAATACTTACACGCATTCAAATCACAATTAGAACAGTTCGTAATAATAGCGGCAAATTCTACTCTAGGTGCAACTGGATTAGCTGATATTTTTATAAGTATGTCGTATTATGTAAAAAATTTAATAGATAAAAAATCTGATGCACATTATAAATTTGACAACGAAAAAGATTGCTGGATATATGTAAAAGAAATGATTACTAGTTTTATATATAGTATGAATTTTTCCTTAAGAGGAAATCAAAGTCCGTTTACAAATGTTAGTATTTATGATAAATATTTTTTAGAAAATTTAACAAAAGATTATATTTTTCCAGATGGCTCATACCCAAATATAGAAATTATTCAAAAAATACAAGAAATATACTTAGATATTATGAACTCTGAAATGAAAAGAACTCCCCTCACATATCCCGTTACCACAGCATGTTTTTCAGTAGATAACGAAAAAAATATATTAGATAATGAATTTTTAAAATTAATATCTGAAAAAAATAAAGAATTTGGATTCATAAATATGTTTTGTGGTAAAACATCGCTCTTGAGTTCTTGCTGTAGACTCCGCAGCGACTCATCTAATGAATATTTCAATAATTTTGGAGCGGGATCATCTAAAATAGGAAGTCTGGGAGTTTGCACAATAAACCTTCCTCGTGCTGCCATAAAAACAAAAGATAAAAATAAATTTTTAGAGTTATTAAAAAGAGAATTAGAAATATGTTCTAAAGTAAATCATGCAAAAAGAAAAATCGTAGAAAAAAGAATCAAAAATGGAAATGAACCCTTATATTCTTTAGGATTTATGGATTTATCAAGACAATATTCCACAGTTGGAATAAATGGGTTAAATGAATGTTTAAACTTTCTGGAACTTGACATTTTGACAGAAGAAGGACAAGATTTTGTTTTAGAAATAATGAATATCATAAATTCCGAAAATAAAAAATACGAAAAACAATACGGATCTCCTCACAATGTGGAACAAGTTCCCGGAGAAACAATGTCCATAAAAATAGCACAAAAAGATAAAATTTTAGGTTATCAAAATAAATATGAAATATATAGCAATCAATTTATTCCTTTAACAATAAATGCAGACATGTTAGACAGAATATATTTACAAGGACTATTTGATAAACATTTTAGTGGTGGTGCTATCTGTCACATTAATGTTGAAAATAAGATAGATAACAGCAAAGACATCGAAAAATTAATAAAAACATGTGCAAAGATGGGAGTAGCTTATTTCGCAATCAATATGAACATACAAGAATGCGAAAATGGTCACATGTCTACGGGAAGACGAGAGACATGTTCTATTTGTGGAAAACCAATCGCAAACAATTATTGCAGGGTTGTCGGGTTCCTTACTAATGTTAAAAATTGGCACAAAACAAGGCGAGAAAAAGATTATTCCAATAGACAATGGTACTCAGGCATTGAAATAAATGGTAAACAATGAATATAAACTTAGAAAAAGAATTGGTAAATAAATATTTAAATGGTGCCAGTAGTACACAATTATTACATGAATACAATTTAAAATATTTAAATGCCGTAACCAATATCGTTAAAAAACATGGATATAATGTTAGAAAAGTTGGTCTTCCCAAGATAATAACGTACAATCAAGATAAGTTTTTAAACTTGTATCCAGAAACAGTATATTGGTATGGGTTTTTATACGCAGACGGCTGTTTGCTAAAATATGCATCAACAACATATTTGCAAATTCAATTAAATAATAAAGATAGAAATATGCTTGAAAGATTTGTAGAATATTTTGAAATAAAAGGGACTCAGATTCGTGATTGTTTAGCTTCTACAACCAATAGTGATAAAATATTTAATCACTGTAAAATATGTTTTTCTATTGATAATGAAATAGAAAATATAATAAGTAATTTTGGAATAGTTCAAAGAAAAACCCTAAAACCATTTATACCAAATGTAATTAATGATCGGGAAATTTTAATTCGCAACTTTATTCGAGGATATTTTGATGGAGATGGCGGTGTTTCCCTATATAAAAAGAAAAATGGACATGGGAATAAATATAATGATGCCTTATCAATTAGTTGGTTGGGCTGTTATGACTTTTTAATATGGTTACAAAATCAATTTTCAAAATATCTAAATGAAAACAGGCTGGGAAAGATCGGGAAAAGAACATCTATTTATGGGTTTTCGTGGGGAAGACAAGAGTTAATTTTAAAATTTTATAATTGGATATATGATGGCAATTACTGCATGGAAAGAAAACGTAATAAAATTGTATCGTTTTTACATAAAAAGGATTTGATTCAATGAATATAGCTTCTACTCAATATACATTAGAAATAAAATCATTAGAAATTTATGTTGCTGGATGTAACGCCAGCCCCCATTGCCCAAATTGTCACAATCCAGAATCTTGGAATTTTAATTTAGGAGAAAATTACGATTTTGAATATCTTTTAAAATTAGAAAATAAAGTTAAAAATTTTGATAATATGATAGACAACATTATGATAATGGGAGGAGAACCGCTAGATCAAAATAAAAAAGAAATATATGAGTTATTTTTTGACATAGCAACTTCTTCAACATTAAACACAAAAAAAATATGGTTATTTACGAGATATGAACTAGAAAATATTGCAAAAGAAATAAAAGATTTATGCGATTACATAAAATGTGGGAAATATATAAAAGAATTATCTTGTGATAATAATATTCAACATGGAATAAAATTAGCAACATCAAATCAAAATATATATAAAAAAGGAATAGATTATTAATGCAACCACTAGGAAAATATAAAAAGACAAATAAAAATTTAAATACAATGACAAAGAAAAATCTTTATGATGCCGGACTAGATATTTGTTCAAATGAAGATGTTCTTATTTTAGCAAATTCATCTGCTTTGATAAGCACAGGATTGTTTCTAGAAATTCCAAACTATCATGTTGGTTTATTGTGGTCTAGAAGCGGATTATCTGTAAAAAATAAAATTGAAGTCGGGGCAGGATGCATTGACTCGACATATAGAGGAGAAGTTAAAGTTCACCTATATAACCATTCAGATACAGATTTTGAAGTAAAAATTGGAGATAGAATCGCTCAGTTATTAACAATTCCAATCAATATAGAATTCTATAGAGAACACGAAGAATTATCAGATACTAGCCGTGGAAGTGACGGATTTGGTTCTACCGGAATTTCATAAATAAAAAAATAGTAAAAAAAATACCCCCTAAATTTATAGGGGGTATTTAATTATATATTATTGTTCTACGACCTTAGTATATTGAACTCTTTCACAAATCCAATTACCGTCTTCTAACTGTGCCCAATTGCCTTGAGTAGCAATTATATTTACGACATCGCCTTTCTCCAACATATAAATATAGCTATTTTCTGTGCCCGGGCCAGATCGAACGCTTAAACCATTAGCAATAATCTCTCTCTTGCCGGTTATTTCAATCGTTTGTTCTTCATCTTTCTCTGTATTCGATCCATTATAATGATAAACCAAATGCCCAGTAATAATAACTGAAGCCGAATTTGATCCAATCTTCTTGCCATATGTTTCAATCAATCCCTTTTCTTTGCCGTCCCAAGCATCGATAATTATGTAATCGTTCGAAGATTTTGTATCTTTTAATATACACCAATGAGATTGTAATCCAGGATCATCATCAGAATCAAGTTGAATAATAACAACATTTCCCTCTTCTAACCAATTATTTAGTTTAGTCAATGAAGCAGGATCATTAGGATAAAGCGAACTACTTAAAACTGTTATCCCCGGATACAAGGAACTGATAGCGGATGGAACAACAAGATTACCAATAAATCCATTGACTGTCAGCAATTTAGTATTCAGTGTAAGCGGCGTCTCTTCAAATCCAAATGCTTTACATGTCATAGCCATACAAGTTAGCAAACACCCATAATCATCGATGGTTGTTTTACTGTTTCCTAAATATACATTTGCCCAATTTGAATCACTTTGTCCATAAGCAACGAAATCCATCTATGCCTCCAATATCTTTTCACAATTTTTTAAGTGAACTGATTTCATTTCTATTGGTGCTAATTGTTCTTTTCTTATTTGCTGTATCAACATAGAATTATATTTCTCATAATTTGATATTTGACATTCTAGATATTCTATTTTTTTATTCTGTTTAACTGAATTCTCGTTATATTCTAATAATAAAATATCTTGCGAATCAACCTTTCTCTGCAATACGTCAAATCGTTTTTCTAGATTACTATACGACTCTTGCAATTCTTTCATTTTTTCTGACGCGCTTACAGCTATCTCATTATATATTTTTACTAAAGACGCCTCCTTATTTTGATTATCTAAATCTGCTCCTTTAATATCTCTAGATAACATTTTACCATCCCTAATAATTTTTATAAATAAACCAATATTAGTTATAATACTAATAATAGTTACACCATTAATATCTTTTAACCAATTTAAATCCATCTGCCCTATATCCTCCAATTATAAAAAATTTCTACATCTTGCGTCCTCCAAAGAAAACCTATAATGTACATATAATATTATATTTTAATGCACACATATGAGTATTTTAAAATGTTTTCCCCATATGTGTGCATATAAAATCCGATAAAATGAGTATTTTATGTTATCAATATACAGCGTAAAATGAATTAATATTATTTATTAATACTGACATATTTGGTATTTCCGTTAAATAAAATATAGCTTCGCTGATATAGCCTGTATGATATCCATACGCACTGCCTGTATAACGCATTCCCATCCAGCTTAAACTCATGTTTTGAGCCAATGATCCTGGAGCAGCACTTCCACTATTTACATACATACTAACAACATTACCGGCAGTGCGTTTACTAGCAACAATGGAGGGACTTGTTATGTGGCCAAATGCCAAACTAGTTACGGCCACGCCATTTCCTGCTTCATACATAGTTCCCCCAGCATCACACATCCACAAACTCCCATATGTGGTTCCTGCTCCTCCAAAACATACATATATATCACTGGTAGTATTTTTTTTTCCAAAAGAAACTTGGGAATACGCCAACCCAGAAGATACAGTAGTTGCTACTGGAAAAGCAAGAACATCATCTCCGTCAAAATATGCAGATGGCTTTCCTAACAATCCAGTCGGACTATAATCTGGTTGATTAGCTGTGGTTCCTTGAAATAAGTCTCTGTTATTACCAGATTGATCATACCAGAGACAAATAGTTGCGGTTGTACCGGAAATCCAAGAATTTACTTCCTCTGTATCAAGAAATCCATTATAAAACCCAAAACTTTTTTTCAAAGAATCACTTGCTCTGAGTAAACACACGCATAAATCTGCACTTCCTCTGAGTTGTCTAAAGCTATATGCTCCAAACAATCCTGTAGGAATTGTATCTAAAAAATATCTTGGAACCACCGTTGAATCTATTGATCCTGGATTTCGCGTTCTTCCTCTTTTAGTATTTATTATCATATTTTACCCCGGCGTTATTCTATTTACAAAACCACCAATATTAACTAAATTGGCGAACGAAGAACCACTAACATATGCCCTAACTACTAATCCATTATTCAAAGGAAGACCTGGGATAATAAAATTAAATCCAGAAGCAGGATCAATAGAAAGCGGAATTAAATCTGCATCGCTAGTACCCCCCCATTCAAATGTTATTGGAACATTATAGGTATGCCGACTAGTTCCATATAGCCAAATTTCGTCTAATATTGTAGACCCAGATACAGCAGTATGTATTACAGTTCCTGGCGTAGCAGATGCTGAAATGGGAACCATCTTTCCGCTAGACGATCCACTTAAAACAACTTTTGTAAAAGTATTTGCCATTTATATTATCTCCTTTATGAAAATACTTGAACCTCTAAAATATCTGCGCCACCAGTAACAGCGCCCCCAGAGGATGCAGATGTTATATGCCCATATCTATCAACAACGATGGTGGCACTCGAATATGTTCCAATGTCCACCCCACTATTATTGTGTTTTATAACACTTCCTGTCGTTCCTGACATGACATCCGATCCACTTATCGCTAATACTAAACATCCGGATGTTGTACTTAAACCAGTACTATAAGCAATATAATTTCCATCAATCTTAGAAGCAGAGGATGGATGCATTCTCGCTCCACTGTCAACAATCACTCCGCAAGGACTAGTCATGAGTAATCGATTGGGACTCCCAGATGAACTAATCTGATCCGCACTAGTGGCTCCCATCCAAACAAAAGAAGATCCATTATAAACAAAGCAATAAAGTCTTCCTTTCATTAGTTCTGCGCCATCTAAATTCACCAAATTTCCATTAACATCGACTTTTTGGAGAGTCTTCGTCCCAAGTCCATTAATATTTAATGTTACGGTTCCATTACTAGTTGTATCCAAACTTAATGCTATTGCCATATTAGTTGTGTATGCGGTTATTGCTGCAACAGTCGCTTCGTAGTAATTCGCGCTAATATAAGTTGCAGCAACAGCATACAACGGCTTATTGCTTGCCAAGGTTATTAAAGATCCATTGACGGCTGTCGCCCAACCATCAATCAACCACATATTGGTTGTGGGAGATGTTCCTGCAATATCTGTTCTAAAGTTCAAAAATAATGCGCTGGCATCAGTTCCTGTTGAACTATAAGTTATTAATCCCAACGTTGTCGTAGGCGTAGTCATAAAACCTCCTTTCTATGCCAACGTATAATCTAAATCTGCCAAAATGGAAGCGTCCATAGTTGCAAGTATCTTTGGATCATGCTGCCATAATGCTGTAAATTTTGCAGCAAGCATATTAAAAACAAATGATATTTTGGGTATTTTCGGCAACCAAGTTCCTAGTTTTGTGAATAGTTTTACAGAAATAGTTAATAAAGTTTTAGGAATAGCCACAGAATAAGTAATTTTCAATAATTGTTTCATTGCCATTACAAATCTTGTTCTAGGTATTCTAACAACAATAGCAGTGTAATTAGATAATAATTTTATTAACGAATTATCTAATGTTAACTTTACCTTTTTTACACTTAATGCTACAGTATATTTTGTTAATAATTTAATTTGACTTACTGATATGCGTAAACGTTGCCTAAACCCTATATACCAACTAGTTACAAAACTAATGCCAGCTATTGTTAAAGTAAAACTATGTTCATTTCTAATAATTGAAATAAACGAATGATTTTGAGACATTATTTATACCCCTTTATTATGCATTAGTCATACTAACTGTGATCGCTCCAATAGCAAACTGTACAGTGGTTGCCGTTTGAACTGTTTTTGGTGTAGTAAGTGCTTCAAAATACCATAAATCAGCAACGCCAGCAGTTGCTCCTGCGGCTAAGAAAACGTAAGTAATGGTTCCCCATGAAGCAGTTGATTCGGTAAATGTTGCGGCTACAGCGTTTGATAGGGATGCGGCAGAAGCAGTTCCCCAATTAGTTTTATTATTTGTTATTGCCACACGAGCATAGGCTGTTCCAGATGTTGATGGTTCAGTCGCTCCAGATCCGTCGTTTTGGACTGTACTTGTACTTAATCCTAAATACATTGTTGATAAGTTTGAAAAACTTGTACCACCAAACAAATAGTCTAGCACCTTATTGGCAGCACTAATTACTATTGCCATTTATTCCTCCTTGTTATTTTAAATCGTTGTATTTTTTGAGCGAATCAAGATACTTCCCTGCCCAGGCCTATATTCCATTCCTTGAGCATCAAAATATACGGGCTGATGAATATATTTACCAGATAAAGATTGAGTTAAACTCCCTGATATCGGCACTGTAAATCTATAGGAAATGGAAGACCCAGAATTTGTCCCAGCTAAAATTAACGTGGCATTCTGTGGTTGTCCATATGGACTCATTGCCCAAGCAGACATTCCATTTCCTATATCTATGGGAGATGAACTAGCATCATACATATCAAATGTTAATGTTTGATTAGTTCCGGCTATAAATGTAAATTCAGCATATTCGGTGGTATTTAATGTAGAAAAAATATCTGTCATAGTCTATACTCCATAAAAGCTAAATGAACTACATTTATTTTGGCTATCAGTACTAAACAAACCGTGATATTTATTGTTGATTATAGTACTATCCGATATTGTCTGATCCGTACCTACCTGCGAACCATTGTAATAAGCACGAAAGACATTTGTTCCCCACACTCTTCGAATCTCCACATTAGCACCGGCAACATAAGTTGCGGTCGTACTTATCAAGGTTGTTACCACGCCTGCAACACGCTTACTAAATATCAGATTTGTTCTATTATGATAGCAAGTTATCATGTTTTGTGGGTTGGCTGGATCGTCAAGACACATTATTATACCAGCCTGTACGCCAGATGTAATTGACCAAGCAGCTTTTAAGATACCGTAAGAGGTTGAAAATTGATTGACTGCAAGCATTGATGATAAAACTGTAACTTTAATACTAAAATCGTCTCCATATAAAGATCCAGAACTTGATGCTCCGGCAGCACGTTTAAATTGAAAATCGGTGTCATCCTTACTAGCTTGAACACTCCAAATATATTGAGTCCAAGTTGTTCCGGGATTCATCGAAATAACTTGTTGAGCATTATTTTCGCTCATTTGGGATTGTTTGCCCAATGAAGATGAATACGCCCATCCGCTAATATACAACCAATCATATAAAGAATTTGAAATACTTTGCTGAATTAAAACAGCATTGCCACTAGCATCGACATCCAGTCTGGCAGAATAACTTCCGCTATGTACGATGGAAGATTCGCGATTAATCGTACTGGAGCCACTCACGAACTCCGTCCAACTCGTTAAGGTGCTTGCGCCACTCCATATCTCTAATCCTCCATCTGTCAACAATTCACTTCCCGTACTCGGCACATTAATTACACAGCCACTAGATACTGACCATGTGGAACCAGATAAAGTAGGGACAGCCCCATCGGACATTCCTGAAAAATTCAACACTAAAGAACTTGGCAAACTCTCATCAGAAACTACTTCCTCAGTAGCAATTCTTGGTCGAATAGTGCATTCTCCTTGACCCGCCCTATATTCTTCTCCAGTAAAATCAACAACAACTGCTTGCTGTACATATTTACCAGATAAACTTCTAGAAGCACTCCCAGTTGTCACTATAAATTGATATGGAATAGAAGATCCTGACAATGTTCCAGCAACAGACATCGCAACATAATCCGGGTCTCCGTAAGGGCTTAATGTTAAATAAGTCGTACAAGCAGATATATCCACCGTAGAACCAGAATCGTCATATACATTATAAGTCCATACTTGATTTGTTCCAGCTATAAATGATACTGCCTCCAGTTCCATTACAGCTATACAAGGAAAAGTATTTGCCATAAATTAACCTCCTTTCTTGGGGTTATTAACTACAATACCCTCCTCTTCTTTTTGTTTTTGTTCTGCTTCCATTTGTTCTATAATAGCAAAAAGTTCTTTTGTTTTAAGTATAGAATTACCAAGAGCAATAACACTTCCTTCACCGAAAGTATTAATCTGAACCAAAAATTGATAAATTTGATTTAATCTTTCTTTTAAAATATTACTATCCATTATTTTCTCCAAATGAAATTATGATTTTATATGATTTACGTATAACTAGTTAACACCCCATTAGTAAAATACAACACTCTTGTACCATATGGAGTTTGAACAGAGTAGCCAACAGTCACCCCAGTAGTAGCAGGAGAGGGTTTTATTGATCCTCCGTTGAGATATAAAGAATAACAGTTAAAAGTTCCCGTTGTTAGTGCTCCAGCGCTATTAGCATATAACGCAGAAGACCTTCCTCCGGCGTTTACAGTAAAGGCAGAAGAAACTGTCAGTAATGCTTGACCATAAGAATTCATGCTAAGTGATCCACCCCCAAAACCAATAGTTCCACCATAAATTCTATCAGCACTCATTGTTCCAGCAGTAATTGTTCCAGCATTAATACTAACCGCAGTAATCTTATCAAAACTCACACTTTGAATTTGAGAGTTAGTTACTTGACCAACAAGATTATTGGCATAAATATTTCCCGCAAATGTGGCAGAAGATGGTGTCATTGTTAATAAACCAAGTTTTATATAACCAGTACTATAAATATAATCTCCGCTAGTACCAGAATATAATCCATCTGATGTTATTAACCATGTTCCAATATTACCGGCGGTAGCAGTTATCGTTCCTGCCATATTAATATCTCCAGCACTTGTAAGCCACAATTTATCCGTCCATGTTCCTCCAACATTTTTTTGAATTTTAAAACCATTGGTTGGATCCATAAATATACGATTATTACCACTGGTTGAGTTTAGGGTAAATGTTGCATTGGTTAGAGTTGCCCCTGCACCGTCGAGAGTAAAGGTATTATTTTCGTTAGTTAATATTAAAGAGTTTGCGGCAACTATTCTGCCCACGAGATAATCAGAGACCACACCGAAATATTTTTGGCTTCCTGTTGTTACAACAGATCCTAATGCTAATTTCGATGTATTCCAATTATCATCAGTAAAAGCCATTACGCCGTTATTTACCCATACTTGCTTGTCATCATAAGTGGATCCACTAATTAAACTTCTAACCCTAATTCCCGTCTGGTCTATAACTATATTTTGGGTAGACCCGCTTATTACTGAATTTTTAGCAGCATCTAAAGATGACGTTATAAATGTCGAAACCTCATCTTGATAGTTATTTTTCCAACTAGACCATTTTTCAGAATTAAATGATGAAGTTATAGCAGAATCGCTACTACTTCCCAGTAAATCAGATAATTGAAAACTGCTATCGTCTAAACGAAGTCTATTACTAAATATCATAGAAAAATCTGTAGGATCATCATAATTGATATCAAAACCAAGTACCACAGGATATACTAACGTGCTACTGCCGGATGTGGGAACATAATTTTTTTCAAATAATGTCAATCCACCATCTAAATCTAAAGTAATTACAGATCCAAGTTCTAATTGTGCAGTTATTGTACTATATTCTTCCAGGGCTATAAAATTTATGGCATCAAGAGAAAATTCATAACGAGGCTGAGATAATTTTGCCAAAACAAAAACTGCTTGATCATATAATTCTTGTGCCTGCTCTTGGATTTCACTTAATTCCATTATATCGGTCTGTATAAAATTCTCATTTTGATAAGTTGATCCAATTATAAATTCTGATAATTCAACAATTTGATCATCAGTAAAATTACTATCAAATGAAACCAGAGTATTTATGGCGGTCAATTGAGCAGTTATGTTTGCTATTAACGTTTCCGTTTGAGCTATAGCAACATTTTGAGCATTTATTTCCACCTGTTTCGCATCCATCTGCGCTTTAACATCGCTCGTCTCAAGTCCTTGTGCAACTCTGGCTATATATACTTGTTCAAACGCCTTATACTCAGACTGCAAATCCACTAATTCTGAATTTTGTGTTACTAATGTAGCGTTATAAGATTGAAGCTGTGTTAGTAAATCGGCGTAGGTCGGCTGATTAGCCAAAATTAGTGCTTCCCACGCATCAATTGCATCTATCAAACCTTGAGACATCCAGACAGTTGATTTATAGTACAAAAAATTATAAATCGAATCTGAACCCAAAGGGTTTACCTGATTGATGCTAAGATCTCCTCCGCCCTTAACATTTAAGGCAGTACAAAATTCTTGTGTTACCTCATTTATTTTTATCTTTTCAATAAGATTATTAAATGACATAAAGATATCTGTATCTGTCGTTGCCGTTGTTGTTGAATAAGCGTTTATGGTTTTTGAAAGAGTGTCAAAAATAAATATGCACTGATAGGCTGTTTCAACATCGTTCATTAAAAATGAATAAATGGTTGCGTCACTAATATCAAATGTACGATATAATAAAGATAGGGCGGTGTCCACATATCCAATAGTCCAACCAGGCAAATATGCCATAACAGTGTTTAATAAAGCAGGAGATCCAGACACAGGAATAATATCGTAAAATTTATATGTTCCAGAAAAAGTTGTCAATTTTTTATAATTCATTGTAACTTCTAATGATTGACAAGTTACTTCTTTATATTTTTCTATTCCGTCATCTGTTTCTTCTATTCCGGTTATCATAAAATTCATAATATTAGGAATAGATACAATACGACGATATTGTAAAGAACTATAGTATGGTGTTAATTCACCATCTATCATATAAGGAGCGGTAAATGTAAGAGTTGACAATGCATTAAATCGATATTCTGCCTTACGGTCATATATTGTACCTAAAGCATATAACTGTGAACCAGATGGTTGGCAAAGAATAAAAGTTGGATCTTCGGGAAGATTAAAATAATCAAATGTTTGTATCATTTATACCCCTATCTTTCTAGCAAATTGAAAGGTGATTTTTAACTCCCCAATACCTGAAATAACATGGAGATAATTTCTACCCCTTACAAATCTTAACCAATTTTTATTAAAATT